CATCCTTCGCCGGACCGGCAAATGCTCCGATGTCCTTCGCCTGATTCCTCCCATACAGGCCGGCGAGGACGGAGAGGAGGTTACTCCCTGCACTATTCCCTCCAAGGCCGAGGAGCTTCATAATGTCTTGAGGCCGCCCACCACCAGCCGCACCCCCTCCTGTCAACATCTTCAGGAGGTTCTGCGCTCCACCTGGGATCTTCTTCAGGAGGTTGATAATCCCTCCTCCTGCATCAGTCCCCGAGCCTAGTCCATATGCGGAGGGATCACCCATTAGATCCCAATTATCTGCAGCCGCACTCGCGGCGGGGGCAACTTCCGAAGCCGCCTCCCCAAGCCCATACGCCGAAGGATCGCCCATCAAGTCCCAAACGTCCATACTGCCTCCTGTAGCTGCGCCAACACCACTTCCACCTGTGATTCCCCAAGCCTCCGGGATACCTGTCCCAGTCAGCCCACCCATGTCGAATGCACCAGTAGCTCCAGAAGCAATACTACCAAGTGCGTCTGCTCCCCCACTGAAGAGCGAATTTAACCCGACCGCCCCTCCTGTGAAGAGAGAAGCGAGGATACCAACTGGGCCAGGGCCATCGAGGAAATTCTGCAACCAGCCATTTCCACTGTTTATCTTCTGTGCTACCTGCACCAGTAAGTCATGCGGAGCAAAGATAGAGTCGTTATGTACTGCTGTTGGTACATTAATACCATAACGGCTGAATATGTCCTTGCTGTAGGACTCCGGCGTCATCCCAAAGTTGGAATTGGCGTACTGATAATCTCCATCTCCATCATTACCAGTCAAGAATTCTGGCTCATTGATGCCAGCTACCCGCCCCCACATCCTCCCATCTGGCCCCTGCCAGTCATTCCGAGAGTCGTAGAAAGCGCGATCTCCAGGAACCTGGAACTTAAACTCGTCTGGAGACTGCCACTGCCACTGGTCGTCTTCGCCTGCCATATTCTACTCCCATCCTCCGCAGAGGACATGAACTTTACTACCCGCCGTGAAGGCCGCGGTTGCAGTAACCGCAACGGTTGTTGTAGTGCTCACTACCTTCAAGGCAACAATATCTGTATCGCTGCACGCAACGCTTGGAGGGGCGTTGGTAAAGGCGTTTGCAAAGGTCACAGTGAAGGAGGTTGCCACCCCTCCCGTCCCGATTGTAACAGTGAAGGCCTGATCCTTCCCAACAATAGAGGGGCTAGTTCCTCCTCCAGCCGTGATTGTTGGAGAGGTACCTTGGTAGGTTGTATGCTGGGTAGCGGAAATACTTAGCGCCAAAACGCCGCCAGTGGCAAAGCCAAGGACATCCGCACCAACACGATACACTCCGATGTTGGTATCGCTGAGGAAGGAATACGTCGGGGCACCAGCTGTGCCATTCCCCAACTGAAGCGTCGTAGGGACGTCGGCATTAACTAGTGAACGGAACGTCGGAGCCGAAGCACCCCCACTCGTCGGTCCGGAGAATACCAGGTTAGCCGACTGCGTGGCAAGGGTGACAGCAAGCGTCCCACTCGTCGTGATCGGGCTCCCTGCTACAGAAAGGAAAACCGGGACGGTCAGGGCAACAGAAGTAACGGTTCCGCCGCTTCCTGTCGAGCTGAGAGTCGTCCCGGTTATGCTTAATCCACTTCCCGCGGTGAGCCACGCAAGGTTCCCCGCCGAGTCGTCGAAGAAGATTATCCTATCCGCCCCGGGATCTCCATCCAAGACAGCCTGATTCGCAGCCAGTAAATGATACCGTTCGGTCGCACTTCCCCCTTGAATGCTCCCCAAGTCATTATGCTGGATCGTCCCGCCGCCTCCACCCGAGGAGTTAATCAAGGCGACCAGGTCGATAAACCAGTTCAGCCAGATGGGGTTAAACACTCCCCTCTGATTGATTGGGTCAACCAGGATGACGTCTGCCCAAGTCGGGGCTGGCTGGAACTCGGCCACTATCGCGTCCCTAGCAAAAGGCGCATTTCCATAGCAAACATACGGAAGCGAGCATTGCAGCGATGCCGAAGATGATAAGCGCGACGCACAAACGTTCCACAATCATCCAGATACGGTCTCTTCTTCCCAAGGTCTACCTTCCTCCAGTTTGTCCATCTCTTTGGATCATAATCCCAATCATTCGAGCGGACTTGAAGGATACTCCCTGGCGTCTGATCCGCAATGAACTCTAAGTGAGGGAGATATTTATTCCACTTTACCCCACCATCGAAATTCGGAGTAACGATGTCGCAGGAGAAGAGGCTCCCATCATCGTTAACATAGGAGGGAAGGCAGTTGTAAATCTTCCCGTTGCTTATATGTTGCAGCAAGTGCCCCTGTGTAGAGGTAGAGGTAGCGGATACAAAGGGCCAGTAATTCCCATCCGTATCAGTCGCCTGCCACCACCAGTCCTCTTCGGAGTCATACACAAGAGTGATATTTGTAGTGGGGAAGGTAAGGAAATAGAAGGTATGCCCATTCAGCGCAAGGACAAAGGAACGCACATCCGAGTAATCCGCCGTCTCGAGAATCCGCTCGATGGGAGGCCAAGAGATAACCTTCGCCTTCAATCCATCCATCATAACGACCTTACCAATCGCTGTGCTCTGATTTCCCTTCCTATAGGTGGCCACCCACATCAGGGCTCCATTCACCTCCTGCACCGTCGCGGCAGAGATGCAGCCCCAGTTTACCTTCGCCCCTTGCACCCGACCAAGAGGGGAGCCTGTAGTCTGCCCCGAGTCGTAGAATACTTCCGTACTCCACTCCTTCAGCGCAATGATTTGGACAAGTTGCTTATCAATTGCGACAAGTCGGTCTGCCTCGATTTGAGCAGTAAGGACATTTAAAGGGTCCCAGGAAGTGGGGGCATTCAAGTCACTTCCATGTATCGTAGAGTCGGTTGCCACACCAACGTACTCTGTCGCGTCGAGGAAGCCAAGCCCTGGTACAGTCGTCGCTGGATAGTCGGGATCACTCACCGTCGTAACTGTCGTCCCATCCGTCGAGTAGAGGACCGCAGTGTTCTTAAACAGAAGGCGAGAGGGAACAAGGAAGCCGTCGAACTTATAATTCCCACCTGCCGTATTGAGCCCGGTTTGAAAGCTCGCCCCATTCTTATACATCGTGCTGCCTGTGATGGAGTATATATCACCCTTCCAGTTAAACACTCCTCGCCCTGCTGCAGCACTCACTGTATATGTTGCATTAACAGAAAGCCCTGGCCTTCCATACAGCATATACTCCCCGGTCTTCGCATCCTTCTCGACATAACAGTTAACCAGCTTTGCATCCTTCGCGGTCGAGTCCGAGCGATTCTGCGGCCCGACGACAAGGGGGAAGCGTCGAGGAAGCTCTGTCGCGTCCTGCTTTAAGTCCTGCTCGCGGAGGTTAAACGATGGTTGCGCCATGGGGTTATCGTGCGGTAATCCAATTGAGTTATTTGAAGCTACTCTGCAATCCGCCTCTCGAGTCAACCTGGAACATTGTGCTTGCCTGCTCCACATCCCAGGCCTCGAGGGCAGCTCGGTAGGCGTCCGCCCGTTGCTGGCAGAGTTGAATAACAGGTTGAGGCTGGCCAACACTGATCTCCGCGGCGAGGCTCCATCGGAGGAACATCCTCCACTCGATCGGGAACTCCATCGTTTCAACCAGATTGATCGGCTGGGTGATCTGCCGCCGGATGAGCAGATGCGCTGTATTCGCCGCCTCTGTTGAATCCGGGACAAGCCAGAAGTAGACGGTTAGCGTAGTCGCCTGGATGTTAACAAAGTATTGGCTGATCGCGCCTTGCTGGCCGACCTGACCCAGGGTTAGCCACTCGTTCCAGGAGAGAGATGTAATGGGACGCCGGGTGTAGGTGCCTTGCAGGATATACCCCTGATCCACTCGAAGGGCCTTCCCTGCGGTCGTTGTAACGGAGTAACTTCCTGTCCCCGCTACAAGGGTGATAGACTTGTCCTCCAGGAGAAAGAGGGGAATGCCTTGGGTCTGCTCAAAGTTAGTAATATCATTCAGCCGCCGAAGATACTTCGCCAGCTGCTCCGAGTTCGGCTCATCCCCGTCTTGGAGAAGCCCAGCGTCCTGCATCGAATCAGTAATGATAGCGTAGGGGGTGTTAACAGAAGGCGTCGTCATACTGATATTCCTTCAAGGGGAGAGAGACCATAACAGTGCGTCAGGCCTGACTCAACCGTCATCCCGAGGTGGTAGGAGATCCCTCCACTCGCCTCACACGCTTGTGATTCGGGCTCCAGGGTAAAGGTTGGTGTCGCAGTTATATCCACCGCGAAGCTCAAGGCCGAGGCCGGTACTGTAACAGTTATTGTCTCCGCCGTCGAGATAGAGTAGCTTGCCTCGGCAGGAAGGGTGATTGTTACCACCGTATCACTCGTCCTAACAACGGAGGTTACAGGGAGGGTATCCCGGACTTGCAGGTTCCAGCCGAACTGCTGCGCATCCGCAGCGTCTAGCCCGTTGATGATAGCCTGACGAACAGCGTCAAACGCCGCCCCCGCTGTCGCCCATGTTCCATCTGTCAGGGTGATAATAATCGTACTTCCACCCGTTACGATGTCTGCCTCAGTCGCAGTCGTAATCGTCCCAGTTATTGTTGCAAGCGTAGCCGAGGGCTCCGCAAAGACAACCATTAGGGTGTCTGCAACAACACTGTTCGTCCAGCTCCAGGTCGGGGCCAGGGAGGCCTGAGCAGGGTTGATTAGGTCGGCAAAGGAGACTCCGTAATTGACAAACTGAACAGACGGGTTGCTCTGCCGAATTGTGAGGGAGGAGTCAATCTGAATCCCGAGCGGGCTTCCATCTGTCGCAAGCCCGGTAATCGCGATCATATTTGCAGCGTTCGGCGTGAGGGCGGAATTCTGCAGACTTGTCGCCCCTCCGGTATTCCCTGCCCCGCTGAACTTCATAATACTCACCCCACCGCTGTAGGCAGCCGCTGCGGTAGAGCCGTTCGCTGTCATGCCAGAGGTAACGGTATGGCCAGTTCCTACTGTCGGGTTTAGACAGACGAAGAGGGCCACACAGACGTTGTGGTCTGAGTTGACCAGCATCGTATATGTATTGCCCTTGTTATCTGTCGGAACACCCCCTGGGCTATGCCACCCAGTCATCACCCAGATAACAGTCGCGCCAGTCGAGTCAAAGGCACTTGTAGTCTCAATCCCCTTTCCACCGCTAATATAGGTATACTGAGCCATATAACCTCTACTGACTAATCCCGGTGCTTGGGCTTAACCCAGTATCAATCGAGATACCCTCATAAGGGGAGAGGCCTGTCGGGATGGAGATTCCTCCACCTCCTGACGGAGGAGTCGGAGGCGCATAGGTGATACCGGAGTAGTACCAAGTGCAAGTTGCCCTATCCGCCGCTCCGATAGCTCCATCCGCTCGAGGCCGCATCAGGCCAAACAGGTAAGCCTGCACGCTCCGCCGTTTATTCTCCGTGTCGATCACAAGAGAGCTTCCTTCAACTTCTTATCATACATCTTCCAGCGAGACGAATCCTTCGGGAAGAGATCCCTCTTCATCTTAAAGAAGTCCGCGGTGAGGGAAGGTTCCATCATCTGCGGGCCGAGGGTAGTGACAGCCCGCCGAAGCGGCTCAGCAAGGGTCTTCTGCACCTTCTTCACCTTCAGGTAGAGGATAACCATGACAACTATCTGCACCACATTAAAGACTACAAGGGCTTCAAGCATATTTACTCTTCTCAAACGTTACTGTATCGTCCGACAGGGTTGCGGTGAGGATAACCGAGCCCGCGTTGTTGCAGATGGTATCTTCCGAAGCTGTCGTATCCCGCTTGTTCCGCAGGCCCATGTAAAGGAGGGAGAGGGCCTGTGCACCTGTCGGCGTGGCTCCCGGATCGCTTCCCAGCTCATCCATTGCTGCACAGATTGTTTTCTGAAGGAGAACTCCTCGAACATCATTCGAGGCGTTTGTTGCGCTCACTGCCCCAGTCAGGGTAGTAGCATTGGACACAGTAAGGGCATTCATAGTGACCGTGCCGGTTGTGGTTACTGCGGCAAAGGTCGCCGTCCCTGTAACTCCAAGGGTAGAGCCTAGCGACACTGCCCCGGTCAGTGTTGTCGCGTTTGAGACAGTCAGAGCGTTTAGTGTAACCGTCCCAGACGTCGTTACCGCTGCGAGCGTTGTTGTCCCGGTCACAGCGAAGGTAGACTGAAATGCTACTGCTCCCGACGCCGTTATCGTCGTGCAGGCAAGGGCACCGGTTGTCAGCCCAGCAATCGTCGTGGCAGCGTTGCTTCCCGCGAGGAACAATCCTCCCGCTGCTCCAGGCACGGCCCCACTCGTAAAGAGACTCTTCCCGATACTACCCGCCGTGGTAAAGTCTCCCGCCGTCGTATCCTGCCAAACAGCGGTAGCTACTTGCGCAGCCGTTGGTGCGGTCGCTCCAGGGATCGCTCCGAAGGGCAGGATGGCAAAGGTCGTTGTGTTGTCTGGGTTTGTCGCCCAGGTTGCAACCGTAGCCACCTTCGTCGTTCCATTATACGCAGTAATGACCCGAGCCTGCCCAACTCCTGTTCCACCAGTCAGGAAGATCATCTCGTTCGCGTAGAAGTCGTCCACCGCGGAGGCCGAGGCATCAAGAGTAATCGTCGTGCCTGCACCGGCCTGCGCGGTGTTACTCCGGACTGTTTGCAACCCTGTATCCGCTGCAAAAGTTGCTCGGTCAATCGCGGCATCAGCAATCACCGCGGCGGTAATAACGCCTGTCGCGGCAGCCTGCATATTCGAGTCCATCCGACCACTGACGAGGGCGGCGGGGAGGCGGGACTGAATGTCTTGCGTATCTGTCTCTACATCGGTGGCGGTCTTTACAGTCGTCCCGCTTAGGTTAACTGTCGTTGTGGGAGCACCGATATTCGCCCAGTCGATTCCGGCCTCTCCAGTTGTCGTTACGTCAAGTTTTCGTCCAGCCGTAGTTGGCTCTAGCGCGAGGGTAGAGGTTCCAGACAGGTTAACCGTCGTCGTCGGGCTCCCGATGTTCGCCCAATCCACACCTGCCTCTCCCCCCGCAGAAACATCCAGCTTCCTCGCTACTGTTGTAGGCATAAGGGCCGAACGATTTTCTATCGAGAAGGCTCCAACGGACTCCCCTACAACCGACACGCTGTTTACTGTTCCTGTCGTGATCGCCAGGTCGTAGTTCGTCGCAGCCGCGTATCCATTAGCATTCGTTGCCGCGACTCGGACGTTATTATATCCAGTTACCGAGTCAAAATCAACCGTAAGGGTAATCCCCGCGGTAAGCTGAGTTGTGCTGTTACCTGGATAAGCCGAGATAACTGGGGAGCTAGAAAGGGTGGAGGGAGCACCCGAGATTTGCCGGGTAGTAAACTTGATGTCAATGGTATCCTCAAGCCGGATATCCCCATAGTAGTCACTCATTTAAGGTCTCCCGATTGCCTAGCAGCATCCAGCTCGTGCGGATAACACTTCCTCCACATTTTAACCTTGATTGCTTTTCGACCTTGCTTCTCCTGCACCCGCCGCACAGCTTCCTCCGCAGAGGGTGCTTTAACGTGCTGACAGAAGTGCTGTCCTTGCACAATCGGCTCCAGCTCAACCTCATAAACGGCGTATATCATCCTGCAAACCCTCCACTTCCTCCGGCGTATCCACGCCAGGTGCTTGCCATCTTGACCGGACGAGTCGCGCCCCCTACCGTGTAATCCACCGTCAGCACGGCATACTGCGACCCGAATGTATAGTCGTAGATGTAGGCGTATTTCCCGGCAGCGGGGAGAACCGTCAGGCCCAGGGCTATATTGTTCCCAGAGGCGAATCCGGCCCGATTGACTATCTCCTGAATCTGCGTTATAACGTCTGTTGTAATTACGGTTCCATTTCCGCCGGAGGGCACCGAAAAGGTCGATGTCGCGGTGGTCGCGCTCATATCAGCGGGACCAGCAGCGTTAGCCCAGGCCGGCGCGCTGTCCACATCGTTTCCGGCCATCGTTCCTGAGAACGGCGCGTTTCCGCCATTAATTTTCTTACACGTAAGCGTCGCGGCGTCGATTGTCGCGCCCTGCGGGATAGCTACGGTCTGGAAACGATAGCCGTTATAGTTTTCAAGCCCTGATGCGTAATTCGAAATCATGTGGCGGTAGAGACTAGGGACGGTTGGTTGCCAGTTACCACCAGCACCCACGGCCTGTGAGCCGTCATCGTTGTCCGCCACAATCGACTCGGTTACGTCCTGGTCAATCAGGACCGGATAGACGCAGTCGTCGTGAAAGATTTTCTTTTCCGCCTCACCCTTCTCGCGCGTCACGGTGCGCCCGGTCCACGTTTCCGTCACACGGTAGCGGCGGATGCCGGGCGAAGGCGTCTCGAACGCGCTCTGAGCGTGGATCATCTCCAGCTCCCGTATTCGATTCCCAAATCCCGTGCCCTCTCGCGTAGGTTCATTTCCGTCCGCGTTGTCCCATCCGGCAGTGATCGTTTTCAGAGCAAGTATCGGCGGGTCGGTCTCTTCGATTTCCCACGTATAGGACCGGGGCGCCTGGTCTCCGGTGATACGCTTGAAAATATCGAGGCCCGTCGGAGCCACGCGCAGATGCATGGTCAGTTGCGGGGCAACGTCATCCCAGAAGATTTTGTTGGGCGTGATGCGGGGAACAGGAACGCTGGAAACCGCCTTGCCCTCGATCTCTACAAGCCGCACGGAAATGAAGCCGTTGATCTTCGAGTTGTAGATGTAGCCTATTCCATCATCAAGAACCTTCAGATCGTAGAACGTGCGCGCTGTGCCAAGCTTCCCCGTGTTGTCCGTAACGAATGACGTATCGATGTCGAGCCATGTAACGGCCTCGCCGCGCTTCCATGCTGCAACGTCATCCGGTATGTGGCTAGGACCGATCCCGGTGACTGAGCGGAATTTTCCGGGCTCGCGCTGGAACACCTTGGTCGTTAGCGTGCGCTGGTCGGACTTCTCGACGAAGTTGTCAGCAAGAGCCTGGGCATGCGCTTCTAGGCTGGGCATGGAACACTCGTCCCGTCTAGCGCCTTCCCAGATGTCACCACGGATGCGGCGCGCTCTGCGTCAATCGGCCAGCCGTCTGCGGCCAGTGAGCGGAACGATACCAGAGGGGAGGACAGAACATCAGCGAAAGCCAGCCGCGAAACCGAGCGCACATCGCGCCGGTTCAGGAACCAGCGGTATGTTTCATCCATGCGCGGATAGTAATACCTGATCCACGCTTCGCGCCTATCCAGATCCCAGAATTCATGAAAAGCACGCTCATAAGAATCCATGATTCCCAGCGGGTCACGATAGAGCATCAGCACGCGGTAGTCGTGAACAGCGAGCGATGAGAGCCACATGATGAGCACTTTCACCGCACACCCATCATGACGTCGAGGGAAGCCAATCTCTGCAAGATCGCTACCCGAAGGCTCATAGAGGCTCACCGGGTTCGGGCGCCGTGAGCGGTCCGTGTGCTCCTCGTTAAGACGGTCACGCTTTCGACTGTAGTAAATCGGCAAGCCGCCGGCTTCCAGACTCTGCATGAGGAGCGAGGTTCCGGAGCGGAAAAAGCCTGAAACGATATAGATCATCCGGCCTCTACCACCGTTAATTCTGCCGACCCGCTTGTGTAAGAGGTGATGATCAGCCGACAAGCCCTCGCCGGAAAGGCATAGTTATCAAAGTCGCTCGAAGTCTTACTCACCAGGTTCTGGTGGTTAAACACCTTCGCCGTGTGAATCTGTGCAGAGCCCCACCCAACCGAGGTTGCCCCGCTGTTTGCCACGGTAACCGTGAAGGTGTCTGCATCAGTATATCCTGCAACCGCATAGCTTGCGTTAAAGGGCGCAGCTGCATCAAACTGAACCCAGTCCGCTACAGAAAGCCCGTGCGCAATCTTCGTAATCGTCCCGGTCGTTGTCGAGCGAGAAGCGGACCAGTCTATACTAGATTGCCAGGGGTTATCAAACGTATGCTGCACCGAGTATGTGAGGGAAGCCCCGGAGGTCAACTTCACTCCCAAGCCTATCGAATACACCCCCGCCATTGCTCGCCAGTTCAGCGGAATCCAACGAGAATACGTTGCGGAGGAAAGAGAAACAATTGCTGGACGCATAACAACTCCTTAGGAGGAGGGGAAATTACTCCCCTCCCCCAGGTTAACTACTGCCCGGCAGGACGCTCGGCGTAGACGAACTCAAAGTCCCAGGAGGGAGCTGCCGCATTCGAAGTCCCCCACATTTCCAGCGTCATGAACCATGTCGGCGGGATGACGATGGGAGGGACAGGAATGGTAAGACTCTTCACCAGGGTCTGGGTTCCAATTGAATCCGGGGAAGAGGCGACCTGACCGAATGCAATATACCACTGATCGTTGGCGACCGGGATCGCTCCGCTTACCAGGCCATTCCCAACCAGTCGGCTCTGCCCACTCGCGATCACCGTTGTGATAGCTCCAAAGGTGACGTAACACTTGGAGTTATTCGTCTGATTCGCATTCAGATTCTGCGGGGTGATGACAGTCCCGGCAGTGGTCAGCTTCGTCGAGAGCGGATCGAGGCGGATGGCGTACTTCCACAACGTGGCCGAAGTGGGCACTTGAATGATATTCATCTTCAAGTAAATCGGGTAGACGTTGTAATTACTCCCCGCCACGTTCTGATTCTGCAGGAGCATAACCGGGGAAGCCTGCGCGTGGGTGGAGGACTGGGTTGCCGCATCATCCACGACGGAGGTTGTCGTAGCAATAGCCGTCCCAGGCACGCTCGACGCGATGAAGAGGGAACCCTCGTCGAGTAACCCTTGAAGGCCAGTGTAGACAAGGGACTGCTTCCCCGTCGACATTCCTGGCCAGTTGTTGGTAGAGACACTTGCTGCAATGCTTGACATTTGATTGATCCTTTCCTATTAGGAGTCGGCGGCCGGGAGGAGGTAGCCAGAGGCGTCGGCTGTGCCAGAGTAGTAGTTCTGGGAGAAGAGGAAGCCGGAAGACGCGGTGACAAGGATTTCTGTCGTAGCGTCGAGAGCTTGCACAAAGTTCCTCGTAATCCAGCCACTATTCGTGCTGCCGTTTGTAGTGATCAGGATACCTGTCGTCACACCCGTCGTCTGCTGCAGAGAGATCCTATTCGCATCTATCAGGGCATTCGTAAGGACCTTCCCTGTCGCGATTGGGAGCCATGCGCCCGTCCCGGTCGTCACCGCCTTGTGGTTATTCGCGCTGATGTTCCAGGCATTGTTCGTTCCCAAGGCGGAGATGAAAGGACAGGCTCCGCTCGTTGCGGCGAGGGTGACGAGGTTGTTAGTGACGGATAGCATATCCGCCGCATTGCTCGTCGTCGCCGTTGTAACGATAGCCAGGAAGTTCAGAATAGACGAGGTATCGTAGATGTAGCACGAGTCGACGCTGAACCCGACCGCGGTGGTGAGGGTGAACAGCGAGGCCACGTTCGCAAAGTTCGCTGCGAACTGACAGTTCTGAAACCCGACGTTCGCAGCAGTAACGTTGATCGTCGCTGTGGTTGCGGTGTCGAGGGTGAACAGCGGCCTTGCATTCCCCCAACCCATACCGACTACCTGCATCCCACTCACACTCATCGTGAGGGCGGTGGCCGAGGAGATCGTCTCGGAGTGACCGGGCTTAACCGCGACGATAGTCCCGATCCCAGCAAGGACTGACTTATTCACCGCTCCCTGGAGGGTGGCAAGCGGCTTAGTCCAAGTACCTGGATTACCGTCATTCCCCGGACTGCACCCCGCCGGGATCGCTGATCCATTCCCCAGCCACAGCACATTACCGGGGTAGGAGTTAAGGACTGGGAACCCCCGAATATTCGTCCCATACGCCCAGCCAGTTGGGTAGTTCGTAAGTGAACCGCCAAAGCCTTGCATTTGCTTCTCCTAAGGGTTGGATACGCTCCAACATTGCGTGGTGCGCGCAGTCCGGGAGGGCCCGGCCTTGAACCGCAACAGGAGAGGGCTTACACCCTCCCCTCTTACTGGGCTCTTACGAAGCGTTACTTCCGAACCACCCACGAGGATCAGTGCAGCCGACCGAGAACCTCATGTATGTCCCGCTCTTCGCGTTCTTCGTGTCGAAGTCGTTATCCTGTGCGAACTCCGGACGATCACGCCAGAACATCTGCATCCCAGCCGGACAGTTAGTCCGGATGAACCAAGGCGCGCCAGAGGTCAGATAGTGATTCATCTGAATCCCCTTCGGGAACGCATTGGTTGACTTCAGGACGTTGATGTTATTCTGCGCAGAGTTGGGCTGCAGAACAGACTTCAATATCCGGTTAGCCTCGTACCAGTTCTGTCTTGCAACGATGAGACTTTCAGGCATGATGTTGATGTAGAGACCCCGATCATTCTGGAAGCCCATGATTTGGATCGCTGCATCCTCAAGACTCGTCTCAGCCAGGTCGGCCGCGGGGGAGAGGATGTTGCTGTAAGTTCCTCCCGTCGTGTTGACGTGGCTGGCGCTTCCCAGGGCGACTCCATCCGCCGTGGTGAAGTAAGTCGTGACGAAGGCATTGTTGTAGAGGAAGGCACCGACATTCTCTACCGTCTGGTTGATAGAGAACGCATTCCCCTTCGCACGCCGAGTCGCTACGATCTCGTACTTGTTATCTCGCAACTCTTCGTAGGTTACGATATAACCGAGGAAGTACGCAATGTGCTGATAGCGTGCAACCGGGCCTTGGACTTCCGAGTCATACGTCCCGGGCTCCCCTTCAGGCTTGATTGGGGCAAGGCCGAAAGGCGTGACCTGCACATCCTCTTCATACGCTTGATCCGAGTCCAGCACGTCGTACAGTTGCGTGTACTCCGTCGGGTGCTCAGCATACACCTGACCCCAGGTCGCGTGAACCCCGGGCCAGAGTAGTTTTGGATGACTTCCTGTATTGATAACACCGCCAGGCATGGTGGCTCTCCTTTATACGCCGGTGATACCAGTGCGATAGGAGTGATTGTTGATAATCACATTCCACTTCGCGTAGGCACCAAAGGCATTAGGTTCAGTCGTCTGGGCGAGCCCCAGCAGCTTCACATCCAGCGTGGATGTTGTGGCTTCTGTCGTGTTGGTCAGGAGCCAGCCGGATACATACCCGTTGTTCGTCCCGGCTACCAGGTTACAGTTCAGCCCAACATCAGCTGCAGCAAGGGCTGTCCCGGTCCCGATCTCTTGCACGGTGTAGATAACGTTTGGATCATCCTCGACGAGGACGTAGTAGTTTCTCGACTTTGACTGGGGTACGATAGTGGTATTGAGGTTGGTTGGGTCATAGTAACCCGAGCCATACTTCGTTCCACCCATCGAGACAATCACGCCCGTTAGTCCACTTCCTGCTGTCGCTAGGACAACCGTTGCTACTCCAGCCGAATCGGCACTTCCGGCCAGCACCACCGGATCTCCAATCGCGTATGCGTTTGTCGAGTCGGTTGATGGAATGCAATACACCCGGCCCCCGCCTGTCCACTTAGCCGCGTTGAGGTAGCGGACAGGTGTCAGGCCTGAGGGTCGATTGGCGTTAGCCATATCAAACTCCTTTCAGGTTAACCACGCTTGCGCGTGAAGAGGTTTGCGCGAGAGTTTCTCGAGGCCGCGGGGTTGCCTCCCGGACGAGCTCCCATTCCTCCGTATACAAGGCTCTGGTCTCCCGGAGCACTTGGGTTACGGGCGTCAGGGTTCATCATGGGAGTTGCCCCACCTCGAATCGCTGCCGCGACACTTTCGTTCCTGTCTGCTTTTACTTTCTCGTCCTCAATCCAGTACTGTTCTGGTATCTTCATAAGGTAAAGGCGCTCGGCCTGCCCGCCTTCACCCACCCCGCCGTAGGTAGAGACCTGGTTGCCCAAGTCGGTATTCCCACTTGAAGCAGGATCATCTGCTACTGCGTGGTTGTTTAGAGAGATCTCGTCGGGGGACACGTGCTCATATCCCGCCTCTTGGGCTTGCCGCAGGCGACCCGGCCTGTCCGCGAACCACTGGAGGACATACCCAGGGATCTTCGGCGCATCCAGCTTAAGGCGGGGGAGGGAAAGGGGAATCCGTGTCCTCCCTGTTACAGCCTTCGCAGGCTCGTTCGCCGGGTTCGCCGTCTCTCCGCGCCCAGCTTCCGGAATGGCCTCTTTCTTCCCTGTCAGCTTCCCAAGAATATCCATTATCTCACTCCGCAAAGAATGTCTTGGCGTAGTGATCCTGCCACGCCTTCAGGTCTTTAAACGTCTTGTTCTCGCCGACGAAGCGAGAGGCTTGGCGATTTACTACTTCCTTTGCCTCAGCAGGGAGATCGTGGTAGGACTTACCGTTCCCTCCATTACCCCCGCCGTAGTCCCCGGTGGGGCGCCCTCCCTCAACCCTATCTACAGAGGTCGTCGTGCCCCCAGTATAGACCTTATCAATGTGTTGCTTGATGCGGTCTAGAAAGGGACGCCCGACCAGACCCTTCGTTGCAGGGTCTGCACGAAGCACCATTCCGTAAGCAATTGCAGCCCGCTGCTTCTCTGGATCGGACAGATACCAGCCGTTCTCCCCAATCCATTGCTGGAACACGGGGTTATTCGCGCCGTCTTGAGTAGAGGTATCACGCTCCACCGGAGGCTTCTTCTCAACCAGCGCGGCTTGCTCCGTCGCCTTCAGATCGGTCAGCTCATCCGTTAAGCGAACCTCATCCTCAACATTCCCTTCCCGCTTCGCCGCGACGAGTTCGCTAAGGAGTTTATCCTTAGCCGCCTTAACTCGATCCGCTGTGAGCTGGCTCTGAAACTCCGCGAACTCCTTCTGGGAAGCCTGGCTTTCCGCCAATGCCTGCTCCACCTTCGAGAGCTGCCCCCGGACGGATGTGAGCTCCGTCCGAAGATTCTCGTTTTCCTTCTTCACGATCGGGAGGACTGTCTCACTACGAGCTAGATAGGTTTCGGCGTCGACGAAGTGGTCAGGATGGCCCTTGAACTCTTCCTTCGGCCTCCAGCCGCGCTCAGTTGCTTGCTGCTCAATCGAGGGGGCTTCGCTCATGCTGCCATCCCCACTTCGGCGGGCATCTCTTCTGCTTCTATCCGCGCGAAGATGTCATTAGCGTTGACAATGCGATAGAGCTTACCATTCACTGGGGACTTGGCGATCACCCCGGCGTATCGAGCGATAAGCACCTTATCCCCTACCTGTGCGCGAGGCTCTGGCTCCTCACCCCAGGCAAGCGGCCCAACAGCGAGGACAACCGCCCGCATCTCTGCGGCAATCGTCCTCTCGCTGACATTCTGAGGGATCACGATGCTCCCTCGCTTGATCTCCGGTTCATACGCTTCTACCAACACTGCTCGTCCCACCGGGGCAAGGCCCGAGGGGTTATCCCCGACTTTCTGGCTCATACAGGTCTCCGTTAAGTTGTTCCAGATCTACTTCTAATACTTCCTCGTATGCGCTGGTAGCACCAGTCGCAGCTACGTTCTTGAGTTGGGTCTCCTCGAAGGAGGGGCCGGTGAAAGAGCCCCTTGCCCAATGCTCCTTCAATCCCTCCCTCTTGCTTTCAATCCAAGCGAAGAAATCCCGCGTCACGGGGTGCTCTTTCCAGGAATCCCAATCCTCTGCCTTAATCACCAGAGGTCTCCTCGAGGGATTGAGCAGCCTTCCGGCGAGCGGTATCTATCGCGATGTTTCCCTTCTCTCGAGCAACTGCGACTGACACAGCCCCCTTCCTCGCGGCGACCTCGACGTCGGAGCGCTTCTTCTGCATCTCCATTTGATCCATGATGAGCTTGAGGCGGGCGGAGATCTTCTCTCCCTCCGCTTGCGCTCGCTCCCGCGCGAGGGCAAGCTGGCTCTGCATTACAGCGACTTGGCGATCTTCTCGATCCCCCTGGACATCCAGGATGAGAGCCTGCGCCTTAGCATTAAGCTCCATAATCTTCGCCTGGTTGAGCTGGAGCTCCTCTTGCATCTCAGCAGCAAACATGCCCATTTCGTGCTGGCGCTGTTTATCCGCTTCTTGCGCATCGGCGGCAAGCTCCATCTCGGCGATCTGCACCTTCACATCCTTCGGAGGTGGCTGGCCTTGTGTGCCCTTGAACAGCTGCCCCGGCGCGTCAACCTTCATAGCCTTCAGGAGGTTCATCTCCACTGCATCCTTATCGTAGCCAGGAACCATTTGAGCCCTCTGCGCCACAGCCCCAGCGATCTGCATTGCCATCTGGTCAGAGACAACGTTGGGATCTGCCGCCGGGATAACAGTGTTGGGGTCCTGCAGGTAATCTTCCCGAAGGGCTTCCTTCCCTCCAGCAAACCGGGTCGAGGCAGAAAGATGCACACCGTTCAACTGGTAGAGTTTCTTAAACTCTTCCTTCATACAACGCCATACCCTTTTAAAGATCGCGTTGTATATCTTCTGCCCTTGCTCAACGAGGGTATCGGCAGTCCCCTTCGGAGTATTCTGCCCAATATTCTCCCCTACCATTATATCGGTCGATCCGGAGATCCTCTGCGTGTAGTTAATGAGGAGAGTGAGAAGATTAAACAGGACTTGGGAGGGTTCTCGTATATCGAGTGGTACGATGTTCTTACGGAGATCGTCCCCCGGCGAATCCACGCGCTTCCACTCGAAGGGAGCAAACGTATAGACTCCACCGCGTATCTTCGCACCCCTTCCCAGGAATCCACCGCCACCAACCGCCATCGCACCAGAGTCAGTGAGCATGTTGACGAGGGAATTAACTGACTCGTTAAGAGGTCCAAGGAAGAGCCCGAATCCGACATCGTACACCCCTCCATCGGGGGATGGAACGAAAGAGTACTTTGTGAAATACTCCACAGGGCGGATAGAGATGATTTGCTTGCGGAGGTTACGCTCGATGTCCTCTTCCCGATCAAAGCGAGCGACAATGCGAACGAGGCACTTATTCGTCTCCTCGACTGTCATAATGTAAGGCTCAGCGTATCCATCACCATCCAGATCGCATACGACGTGTTGCTCGAGAAAACGGAAGGGAGTTGTCTCGTCGGTGCGGATTGGAGGAGTTTGTCCTGTTCGACGATCCTTGTTAGCCGTCTGGCGATCCTCTGTCAGGACAGGGAGGGCGCGGAACCAGGCAGTGTCTAAAATGTCGTAGAAGGTTTCCCGCTTCACCCTTTCATAAATGTCGTTCCGGGCAAGGGGGATACAGTGGGTCTTCCGAGGGGAATACTCCACACTCTTCGAGTAATAGTCGAGAACAAGGTCTCGAGCAAGAACCAGCTCACTCTCAAAGCGGTTCTCCCCAGCCAGCCAGTATGACTTCTTAAACGCACAGCCTACGATGGGGAGATTGATAAGGAGGCGGTCGTGCTGCTCCTCCCAATCTCCATCCTGCTCCAAGCACTGCCAGGACATATGTTCGGAGATGCGATCAGCGCGTTGCTTCTTTCTCCCATCCGGATCATCTCCGATAACGCGCGCCCGGACCACATCTGTCCCACTCACAATAGTAGGGTAGGCACGGGCGTGGAACTGAAGGGCTGCGATGGTGACAAGAGGGAAAGCGATGTTAGCACAGTTTACCCAAGGGTAACTCTTGTCCTTCAGGATCTGCATCGCGAGGTCCATCGCGGCGTCGGTCCTCTTCTCCCACTTATTGCGGGAGAACTTATCCCGATCATAACCGCCCCAAACCCACTCTCCGAGTCGAGCAAGGTCGTCCGCGGTGAACCTGTCACAGAGATTCGGAGACTGGATTGCGTCCTTATTCAGAACGAGCTTCCTGTCGAGATTCAACATGCTGCCTTCCTACTAAGGGCAACCCCCACCCCAAAGTCAACCCCAAAGTCAAAAGCAACCCCCACAGCTTTGGTAGGGCAAGACCGTTTGCAATTGCGACAAACCGCGTCTAGCAGTGAAACCCATGCCGCCGTGGTAAGTCCAAGACCTGTGGCAAGTACTCGCATCAGTAGCCTGTCACTGGTGATCTACCGCTCGACCGCCTCGGGTCCTGCCGCCTCATCTCGAGCTCCTCTTCCGCCTCGAAGTCTTCCTCGTCCACTTCGGGGAGGAGGTCAAACCCTTTAACCAGGAGAGCAGTCGAGTCAAACTGGTCGTCCAGGGTCGCTTCCGAGACGCCGGTGAATTTGAGGTTCTCCGCTTCATATCCGGGGTACCAGTCAGCCGCCTTGTCAAACCGCATTCCGCCCGCCTTGTGCCGGCGCTGGTAGGGGCGTCCACGGGCGGCCTTGTCCGAGATCGGCGTGATGGCTACGACGTTGAGCCAGCGGTCACGCTTCTGCATCTCCTTGTACAGGGTAGACGAGAGGGCCTTCCAGATCTGCCCATCCTCGACGTAGAAGCCGGCGGGGTCATGCCGGGCCTGGATGTCGAAGAACTGGCCTATAATCTCCTCCGCATCCCAGCGCCCCACGTACTGGTCCACCACATGGATGAGATTGAAGGAGCACTTCCCGCCCACAGTGAACGACGAGCGGTTAGCCTTATCTTTCTTCGATATAGCGAAATCGACTCCGACAAGCTTCGTCTTCGGCCTTTCCTGGTCCTCGAGGGACATCGGAAGGAAATCCCCTTTCCGGAGGTATACCACAGCCGAGTCAGTCGGGTCATTTAGGAATTCCTGGGAATACCCATCTGGATCGCCATCCTCGAGGAATTCCTGGCGGCGAGCGCGCAAGCGCGACTCCGGCCAGTTCTCCGGCCAGAGGATCTCGGAGAAATCGTCGAAAGAGTTGTGCGCGCGGTAGAACAGCCCCTTCCACGCCTTGTTCTTGAACAAGCGGGAGAGGAGGGAATCCTCATGCAGAATCGTACCGTGGACGCGGATTCGCCCGCTGCGGGAGAGAGCTTGCCGAGCGGCGCGGAAGAACCACCGGCGGAACTTCATCCGCCTATCCCGGTTCTCCACCTGCTCATCATCCTCCATATCATCGCAGATGATCAGGTTGGGCCGCTTCCCCTTCCACATCTTTCCGCGGATCTTCTGCTCGGCGCCGCGGGCCAGGATACGAAAGCGATGTCCATCCTCACACCGAACGATAATATCGGTGCGGGTGTCCTGCTCAAACCCGAGGATACTAAAGTCCCGCCGGAGATCCTCATTATCCGCCAACTCTTCCTTCAGGTTGGAAAGCTGTTCCGCCGCCATGTCCTCCGTCGAGCCGATCAGGATCACGTAGTCTGAGGATCGAAAGCATACCTCAGCCAAGCCAAAGACGAAGGTGAGGGCGGTAGACTTCGCGTGTTCCCGCGGGGCGGCTGTGACAACCTCGGCCTTATCCGAAACGTATTCCCTCCAGCACTCGCGGTGGAACTCTGGGGTAGCGACAGCTCCATCATAACGGGGAGACAGATACATCCCCCCGAAGGCCTCGACCAGCTCGGCGGTAAGCTTTACCGGCTTAAAGGTAACCCGATCCATCAGTGCCTCATCGGGAGACGCTGGCACATCTTGACAAACTCGGTGGGGGAGACGCCCTTGCCCTGGACCCATTCCAGGGTGCGTCGGACGCCGGCGAAGAATATCTCATCCGCGTCCGTCTCGACGTAGACTTGGTCGAGGAGGCGTAACTCTGCCTGAATGTCAACCGGGGAGGGAGTCATATCAAGTCGGGTACAAACGCCACGTAGGTAGCCATCGGGATGATCTGTCCGTCGGAGAGGGTAGCCTGCATCAGCACATCGTAGATTACCCCAACCGTCCCCTTCTTCGTGTCCCCACCAATCGTCTGGGTCACGACCGTCCCGCTTATCGAGGCCGAGCCATTCACAATGTCCGGTGAGGCATCTGTCCCGGTATAAACGGAGGAGGTGGCAGTCGCGCTCGAGATAGTCACTCCAACCGGCACCCAAGCGGCGAAGTCAAAGTCAACCTTCCTCTTCTCATCCACGCCGAAGGGATCGGTAATGATCCGGTTCATCCGGTCACCTCAGGAGCCGGGTCCTCCTCAAGTCCGATCACCCCCTCTCGACAGCGTTTCCGAAACTTGTCCAACTCCTCCGGCGTCTTCAACTTCATCTGCTCCGCCTTCCGCAGGAAGGAGAGGCCGAGGGAGAGTGCTTGCTGGTGCGCCCACATTGCAGTGCCAGGTTTACTCCCATTCAGCGTAGTAACCTCGATCTCGAGGGAGTGGATCGCATCTGCAATCACGGGATCATCCTCACTGTGAGGTACTGTGTCTCTGTAACGAAGCAGTCTGGCCCGGTCTGGGCAGTCGGGTAATGGAGAATGATTTCCCGGACAAGCTCCACTCCATCCTGGGAGGTCTCCCAGAGCTGGACAAGAAGTCGGCGGGGAACCATGTCTGCATTCTCTACCCGAACCTGCTTATTAAGGGGCCTTTCCACCCTACCCGCCACCCGCCATACGCTTATGCTGGTTCACCGGCGAGGCGTCGGTCGGCTCAAACTGCTCCTTCTTCGGGGAGATCCCTTTCAGATTGCGCTCTACCACCCGGGTAACTCCCGCCGGAGTCGTAAAGTGTTTCGGATATTTCCCCTTCGGTGACTTTGCCATTTTGCACCTTTTCCACAACGTTACGTTGAAGGATGATTAAGCGCCCAGCTAGCTGCTGGAGACGATCTCCATTCGGGGCCGGCGGGGTGGTGTTATCCGGCCTCCCAAGACCAAGGGAGCGAGCACCGAGGGCAGCCGCCTGAAGGGCGAGATTATCCGGGATGGCGTGGGAGGGCCGGGCGAGCTTCTCCTGCAACACATCGAGGGAACGCTGGACCAGTGCCTTAAAGCGTTCCTCAATCGTGAGGCGGAGGGTGGGATCAATCAACTCATCCTTCCTCTGCGCCATCCTTTCCCGGAACGCGTCCGACGCGAACACGTTCGACACCCAGCCGACGGTGTAACCGAATGTCGCGGCGATCTCGTTCTGGGAGATAGCGGGATTCCCAATTACCAGGTCAATCATCGCATCGTGCGAATAACTCACCTTCGCCAGGCGTCCCATTGTGGGAGCAAGAGGCCCCGATCGGGCGGGCGGCCCGGATAGCTCGTCCAGGAGGGAATTTGCATCCTGGAGGGCGGGGGATAGGATTGCGGCCATCCCGGGAGTATACGGGAGGCCGGGCCGGATTGTCAAGCCCTGAAGTGGTGGCTGAGGAGGGAAAGAGTGCAGACGGGAAATGCCATGGAATTACTAGGGGATAACTCAATGGAGATTCCCCAGCGGCGCAAAAATATAGCAAGGCTTCCCGCCCGCCCAGCGCGCGATCACTTTGCCCCCCCCCCCGTCCGCAGTGAGTACTCACACCCAGGGGTGTGCCCGGCCAGCTACATGTAGCATCCCAGCAACACGGGCGTCATGCACTGATGTGGTGCGGCACTCTATTGGTGCACCATCCATTGTTGCGTCGAAGCAACATGTTGTCATCCGCACCCAGCCGAATTCCCGACGTGGCTTCGATGGGACATGTTGCTTGTCTGCCACACGCCGGCGGATGTTGCGCTGCAGCAACCGGATGGCGGGATGGCGTACTACGATGTAACCTCGGCACCGGGCGACGATATATCGTCGTGGGAATCTCCAATGGAATCAACGGGTTAGGAGTGTTTCGACGACATTCCGACGGCATTCGACGAGATCTCGTCCATTTTGACCGTTTCACGCTACGTAATCTCCATCAAATCAACGGGTTAGCATGTTGTTGTCGTTGGCATGGATCATGCATATACCTGGGTATCCGGGCATGGTGTCCGGACCAACCAACCTGACATGAGAGGCTCAATCATGAAAGCGAAACCCTACACGATCAACATGGAAGAGGCAACCATCACGCATCACGTTGCAGGACACCCCGACATAGTGTTCCACGTGGAGATGGCGCACCCCGATAACAACCAGCGCGCGATGTATGCCGGATATGCGCAACAGCGCCTTCTGGATGGTGCGGCCGTGTTGCGTGCCAGGAAGGACGGCACGTTGAAAACCGACGTCGAGATGGCGCGGGAGAAGTGGGAGCGCATGTCGGCGATTGTAGACCATCTCGAATCCGGATCGGCGGAATGGGGACGGAAGGCACGCACCGCGACAACCGACGACACGGCCTTGATACTACGCGCCATGGTCGAGGTATCGGGCAAGACGCACGAAGAGGTAAACGCCATTGTTGACAAACGGGCGGCTTCCCTGTCGGTTTCCCGGTCAGCCGTTTTGGGCGCACTCGCGTTGCAAGACAACATCGCGGCGAAGATTCGGGAATACCGAGCGGAGCGCGTTGCGGGGATCGATGTGGCGGACTGGATGAACGAATTGCCCGAGTAAGCGGCGGGTATTGGCGCCCGGTTGCGGGTATCGGGCGCCTTTCTCGCGAGTACGACAACTACCACAACCGCAACAATAGGGGGGTGGCCTTCCTATTTTCGCCCCAGGTGTTTATTTTGCCCTTTATGTTTATTCTTTATATTTTTTTTTACTTATAAGGATACAACTGGATAAGGGGCAAAACGCTTGGGCGGATTGTAGGAGGGTGGGTGGCCTGTTGTTGTTGCGGTGGTAGTTGTGGTGCTCGGTGTTTTAACTTTGTTGACATTCCGACCAGGGCGTGATAGGCTGGTTGGGTGATCGGTTGGGCTACCAGGAAAGGAAGGTGAAATGAGAAAGCGAAGTGTTAATGCAGTGTTTAGCGAGGAGGAGATCCTTGCGATCCGGAATATGGCGAAGGAGGTTACGCCGCAAGGCCGCCGGGTCTGGTCGGCCAGTGAAATAGCCCGGACTTACTCGGACATGGGCCGGATTGTCTCAACCGAGACAGTCCGCCGGATAATCCGGCGGGAGACTTGGCAGCATGTCTCACCAGGGCTGGAGGAGCAGGTTTCCTCGAGTGAACGGATCGCCCTTGAGGCGAGTGCGGAGAAGCTCTTTCGCTTGCAAGAGGAGATGAAAGGGCAGCGGGTGCTGGATGAGTTGATGGGTCAACAGGAAGGAGAGGAAGATGGATGCAGCTGATCGGGTAAAGAGGGAACTTCAGAACAGTGTTGAACGAGGCAGGGTGAGGATAAGCGGGATAATTCGCAATGATCTGTACGTAGTCGGGGAGGATTGGTGGCTGGAACGCGGTGAGTATGACGGCTCGGAATGGTGGGAGTTCAAGCGTCTCCCAGAGTGCCCTCCTCGTGCGATACCGACGCTGAAAACTTTGCTGGAACAAAGCCTAAGGGATTTCGTGTTAAACCTTTAAAACGAGACCCATAACTGTATTGACCCGGTTTCGGGTCTCGTGTAGACTCGTGGGATGGTGGAATTCGGCGAGCGCCACCTTACACATAGGCTCGCCTTCATTACCCTTCCCGAGGCGAAGAAGCTCTGGTCGGACTTGAAGGTGCTCTTTGGCTAGCCGACTTCGTGGGCACTGCGGAGCTCCTTTAATGGCTACCTTAATCATGAAGTCAAACGGAACGTTACGTCAGCTGATTGGGCGACATCCTGACGCAGCAGAGTTACGGGAAGCCGTCGAGCTCGGCCACCCAGTCATCCGCTTTACAGCAGGCCGCTTCCAGGTCGCCGTCATAAATCTAGAAGCATGCAAGGTTGACTGGTTTAACATCGAGGAGGTCACTTAACCCAGCAGACGACCTCGAGAGCATTCTAAAAAGAGTGCTCTCCTGGGCGTAAGCCAAGGAATACGCTGTCCGCCTTTATAGGGACGGCAAACCTGATAGGAGCAGTAACATGGCTGAATCAGCCGAAGTGGCAGGAAAGAAAAAGACGGAATACTTCCCGGTGCAGATGGAAGACGGCACGACGTATGAGTTTGCGGGGAAGAGGAAGATGGAGAAGGAGAGGATCATCGAGAGGAACCCGGACGGCTCGATCGCGAAGCTGGGCGTGAAGTTCCGCTTCCGCCACGGCGGCATCCTGATGAGCTGGATTCCCAACGATCTCATCGCGTATGCTGCGACGCATGGCTGGGGGCAGAAGCTTGGCGACACTGTGGCCGGGTTGAGGGATGCGGATAAGCAGCCCGCCGACTCGGAGGATATGCAGGTCGAGGTGGAGGGGCTGGACGCCAGGCTCTGCGCACCAGGGGCGAATTGGAACGAGGTGCGGGAAGGCGGCGGCTTTGGCGGCGCTTCCATCCTGGCCAAGGCTCTCGTCCTCTACACAGCCGACACGGCGAAGCCGCAGACCCCGGAGCAGGTGAAGGAGTTCCTGAAGAAGAAGTCCGCGACAGAGAAGATGGCCCTCCGCGACAAGCCCTCCCGGCCGAACAATGCTGGGAAGACTATCCAGGACATTATTGCTACCCTGGAGAAGGAGAAGAAGAGCAAGATCTCCGAGGTGGACGTCAACGGCGTTATGGATGAGCTGATGGCGTAACGGGCAAGAAAGCGCGCCCTCCCTCTCCCCAATGCGCGCGAGTCCTGCCCTTGCTTGAGCCCGAGGGCAGGGCGGGAGCCTCCTTCAAAAGAGGAGGCCTTCTCAATCCCTTCCAGAGTGGAAGGGATTGGGCAGGTTGGTAGTTATTTTCACAACTGTGTTGACTCTTGTAATGGACTGGGATAAACTCAATGGAATTACCCGCCGGTAATCCCCGGCAATAACCAAGGAGTAGGCTCAAATGGCTCATGTATGTCCTTCCTGTGATGAGGAAGTTTCCTTCCTCCCTGTAAAAGACGAAGATCAAGAATTCTTCCAGTGCCCCGAGTGCGGGGGTGTGTTCGACAGCGACGAGATAGAGGCCAACGATGATGACGCCTCTAAGTAGTCAAGCAGGGGATAACCCCCTGGAAGATCTCCTCACTCACGCCCTCATCCAGGTCGCCCCGAAGAAGGGGAAGGGCTCCCGACGTCCAACCATTTCCGACTTTAAGGATCACGAGCAGTGGTTTCGGACCCGCTGCATCGCCCTTTGGCATGTGGAGTCCAACACCCTCCTCGGTAACTATGCAGAGTATCGCCATCCGAAGGACTCCACTGCTCGCTGGCTGCAGAGGGAGGAGGGGCTGGCCCAGGTCAACGCGCTTGAATCCGTCTCTGGCCCGCAATGGGTAGAGTGGGCCAACCCAGAGGCCGAGCGTCTTCACCGGCTTGAGAAAGAGGTGGACATCGTGCTGGACCTCACCCTCCCTGCCTTCAACGTAAGGGCTCCCGCTGTGCTGGTCCATGTCATCCTCTCTGGCATCGGGATACACCGCGTTGAGCTGTCCGACACGACCGTCTTTTACTCCGGGGATAGCCGAGTCGCCCTCACCCTCCCGAAGAGGTTAAACATCCTGGAAGAGTTATCCCGGGACTGCAAGCTCGCCTTGAAAGAGGAGGTAGAGGCATGAACTTCTGCCGAGACTGCTCCTATAAGTGGGCGAAGACCCCCTCCACTCCTTCCTCTCAATGGGAGTGTAAGCATCCGAACAATGGGGTAGGCCGCCTCGATCCCGTTTCAGGGGAAAAGCTGCCCCTCTACCAATACTGTCTTTCTCACCGTACTGGCCCTGGCGGCTGTGGGGAGGAAGGGAAGTGGTTCCATGCTAACCCTTGACGAGCTTCTCTTCCTCTCCAACGAGGAGTTGATTGCTGGGCTGGAGCAGGCCATCGACCACGCGAACCAGGAGTTTGCCCACCAACTCGGGGACGAGATCTTGATAATCTTCCTCCTCCGCTCTGTCGAAGGAGAGGTCTCCCCGCTGGAGGTGAGCGAAGTGATCGAGGCTTACCAGGAACTGAGCCGGAGCTTCTCCTAATGCCGCGTCCACGCAACATCATCCCCTCTATCCAGGTCTGCATCATGCTCCCAGAAGATGTGAAGGGTCGCCTCGACCTTCTTCTCTTCTCCGAGGTGGAGGGGAGAATCCCCCTCGGCGCTTACCAGAACTTCCTCGTCGCACGCATCCAGGAATTCTTCGGAAGCGAATCCCTTGATCTCGCTCCCTTCCTGGTAAACAGCCCGCCGGGGAGTGCCGTTGTGAGGGGAAGCCCAGGGACAGTGCAGCAACTGAAAAGGATACTCGAAACATGAAAGCACCCCTTAGTATAAAGGGATTAAACGGAGCATACCCGGAAGTGCGGGATGCTCTCGGTGAGCTAATCTGTGTCCTCTGGAATGGCACCGGCTTGCAAAGGGGCCGGATGTCCATCCCCGAGGCACAAACCCTCATTGCTATCTACAACAAGACAGCAGCGGATGAAGCACAGGAGGTCAAGAAATGATGAGCCAGCAAGAGATCCAGTACCTCAACGAGATCAGGATGAAGTCCCTTGCCGGGACCGCAACGCAGGAAGAGTATAAAGAGGCTATCCGCCTTATGCGGGGTAGCCGCGTTGCGGCCGCTACATCTGCCAGTGAGACAGCAAAACGCATCCGGGCGAAGAAGGAGATCCCCTCCGCCGACTCCCTCCTCGACGACTTGATGGGGGGTTAAAGTGACAGACAATCGTTGCATCTCATGCGGGGAGTACTTCACCGAGCGTAACTGCCACACCCCGGCGGGATGGAGGGAGACCCGAATCAGCAATCTCTGCGAGGATTGCTTTGACCGCATCACAGCAGAGGCCGACGAGGAAGATGAAGGAGAGGATAATGCCCCGACTGTCTGATCCGAAGGTGAATGGAAAGTATCCCTTCCACTACATCCCTGCAGAGCGGACTGATATAGCAGCTCGGTTCAAGCAGATCCGCGCGCAACAGAGCGCAAAGCAAAGGAAGAAAAATGACACGCCCTCCATTCCCAGCCGTCCTTGACAGTTCAATTATGTCCGCTGTCCGCTCCTGCCACAAGAAGGCAGAGTTGGAATACCTTTGGCATTACAAGCCAAAGGGGCAGTCCGTCCACCTCGTTGCGGGAGGAGCTTTCGCCGCAGGCATGGAGGCGGCACGCACTGCATTCTGGGTAGACCAGGCCTCCGCGGATGATGCCTGCGCACTCGGCCTTGAGGCCCTGGTGAAGCACTACGGAGACTTTGAATGCCCACCCGACTCGGCGAAATCCCTCGAGCGCACTTGCGGCGCTTTTGAATTTGCCCTCTCCGTTTTCCCCCTCGGGGAGGACGGGACGGAGCCAATCCTCCTCCCTTCCGGAAAGAGAGGGATCGAGTTCTCCTTCGCCCACCCACTCCCCATTCCTAACCCCGAGACAGGCGATCCCATCCTCTACTGCGGGCGGATGGATCAGATTATCTCCTACCAGTCCGCCGGCATCTTTATCGAGGACGATAAGACAACCTCCCAACTCGGCGCAAGCTGGGCTAACCAGTGGCATCTTCGCTCCCAGTTCACCGGGTATGCCTGGGGGTGTCGGGAAGCCGGGATACCGGTGAAAGGCGTCCTCGTCCGTGGCGTATCCATCCTCAAGACGAAATATGACAAGGCCGAGGCCCTGACCTACCGGCCGGACTGGCAGATAGACCGCTGGTATGAACAGCTCCTTCGAGACATCAAGCGCTTGGTAAATGCTTGGAGAGAGGGATATTACGACTACAGCCTGGATCACGCCTGCACGGAATACGGAGGGTGCCCGTTCAAACAAGTTTGCCTTGTCCAGGACGGCACGAACTGGCTGGAGCAATTTTACGAGAGGCGGGAGTGGAACCCACTGACAAGGACAGAGACGAAGGTGGCGGCATGACTGAAGCAGCAAGGGCGGCAACATTGGGTGAGGAACTGTCAGTCACTG